TGCGTTTCGTTTCGACCTGCCTGTTATGCACTGGGTAGGTGCCACGATGGAAGGCGACACCCTGTATGGCAAAGCCTACATTCCGCCTTCGCAGGAAAAACTGCGCGAATACCTGCGAATCCAAATGCGGAAAGGTGCCCGGACGGGTACATCCATCTTTGGGACGGCCTTCATCGAGGATGACGGTACGGTGCGTGATTTAGAGATTCAGACTATTGATCTCGCCCACGCCAGCCGGGTAGGTGTCCCAATGACCGCTGCATTGCCACTCATTACCTCTGAGACTGAAAAGCCAGAGGATAAACCTGAACCTGTCATAGAGGAGACTGAGAACATGGATCCCGAAAAGAAAGTCACCACCGAAGCGACCCCGGAACCCGCCGTGCTGGTCGAAATGAAGCGTACTCACGCTGAAGCCGTTCGTGAGTTGAATGGCAAGCTCCTGGAAGCCCAGGCGGAAGCTTCTGACCTGAACCGCATCCGGGAAATGCTGAACAAGCCCACCGATGTCATTCTGGCGCTGCAAACGCTGCTCCGGGATAAGGCCGGTCTCGAACGTGAGAACCTGGAACTGCTCCAGAGCGCCATCAAGAGCGCGGTAGAAGAAGCGGTCAAGGTTCCGGCAGCCCGTCCCATCGTCGAAGCGGCGATCAAGGCTGAAAAGCCCGCCCGCTCTAACGACATCAAGCGCGTGCTGGAAAACGTCCTGAGCCGGACGGAGATGGTCGAACTGCTGAAGCTGGAAGTGGCTGAAAGCATGGGGCCGGAACAGAAGCGTCCGACCGTCCCGACCAAAGACGAAAAGCCGTCCGTCAACCCCGACTACGTCATCAATATCCCCGGCATGGACTAAGCCCTGCCGGGCCTTTCACGTCTGATTGGTTTGTAGCGATCTAGCTTCGCAGACCACCTAAGTCAAGGAGATTTCCAATGGCTGTTAGCACCCAGGTTTACAAGGAAAGTGACGGTCAGGCGCTGAACGTCACATTGAGCTACCCGATCGAGGGCAAGGCTGTGGCCTATGTCAATGGTTGGCTTGGCATCACCGAACGCAGCGGCAATAGCGGTGAAGAAGTGGCGCTGTCGATTGGGCGCGTCGAATATCAGTTTGAAGTGCCGTCCGGCTTGGCCGTCGCCAAAGGGGAAGTGGTGCGGATCGACCTGACCGCGCTGGGCAGCGCTCACACCCCGCCGTCTGCTGCGTACAACAAGAGCGCGGCTTCTGCCACCAACATTGACCTGTTCAAGGCGACTGCTGCCAAAGACGGGAACAATGTGGTCACGGGCGTCCTGATCGCCAATGCCTAAGTAGGCATTGCGACTATTTACTAACGAGGAAAACACAATGAGCACAGGCCCGAAAGTCATCAGCCGCGAATCGCTGAAGATGGATGCCATCCAGCGCCGTCTGCGTCTGGTGGAAGCCATGTCTGCCAAGAACCCGCTGCGCTCGCAGTGGATTGACCAGTTGCAACAGGGAACCATCCCCAACGCCAGCTTTGGTGAGAACTACGACCTGAAGAAGGCCGTCAAGCTGACCAAAGAAGGCGACCGCACGATTGCGGAGTTTGTCGGCGCGGGTTCTATTTCGTTGGACTTCTTCACTCGTCAGAGGTACGAAGTGGAAGCCGGACGCGATGAAGAGCCGCTGCTGTTCCCGGCCATTTACAACGTGATGAACGATGCTTCCCTGCCGGAAGTGATTGAAATCAACACGCTGGGACCGGAAGGCGTCGTCTTTGACAAAATCCTGGAAGGTGGCGAGGTCAAATTCGCTTCCCTGGGACAGAGTGAGAAGACCGTCCGCCTGAACCAGTACGCCGCGGGTATCGAATACTCCGAGCGTCTGTTCCGGTTCAATCAGTTGTTCCGGTTCCCGTTCATCGAACGGCAGTTCGGGATTGCGTCCAACGCGCTCCAGAACTACATCCACATGCAGCCCATCCTGGACTACACCTACACGACCCCCAATCAGACGGCGGCCAGTGCAGTCGGTAGCACTCTGGAAGAAAAGTACCACAACACCATTGACGCGGCGATCACCCACAGCCGCGCCGATACCACCTACCGCCGTCCGGGGCCGTATGTGCTCCTGGTTTCGACCACCAACCTGAGCATGGCGCGTAAAGCGACCACCCGCGTGCCTCAGCAGACCTTCGAGCGCCAGTCGCCAGAGGTGTTTGACAACATCCAGGCGGTTGTGGCCTACGACGGTTGGACGGGTACCCGCGGCAAGAAGGCGACCACTTACGCCGGTGTTGCAGCCAACAAGGGCTATCTCATTTCGCTGGCCTACCGCGATATGGATTTCCAGAGCTACTACCAGCAGGGCCTGCGCCAGCAGCGCGGCGACGGCGATCTGAGCCGCTTCATCGTGGAACAGGTCATTTATGACATGTGGTTTGGTGCTTATGCCAACCCGCGTGCCGCCGTCGAAGAAATCGCTTTCCCGACGAGCTAGGTGCCTGAATGAATACGATCAACGTCGCCTGTCCCACCTTCAAAACCGCTGAGTCGTATGGACGCTTGGCGGGGGAGATTGCCACCTACCTTGCGAGCATGGGGTATCACGTCAATCGCATTGGTGGGGCAGGTCTCGTTGATGGTTCCCGCTTCATCCCGGCTATGGGCGGTCTGGTGATGGGCTATCCCACCCTGTTTCAGGGGTTTGGGGGATTGGTGAATGCCGGTCCAAAACTGGCACTGACCATGTTTGAAAGCACGCAGCTGCCGCCCAACTGGGCAGAACCGCTGAATGCGTGCAAGCGGATTGTGGTACCCGCCCGCTGGCTGGTCGATGTGTTCCGGCAGTCTGGCGTGGAGACGCCGGTGGAAGTGGCTCCGTTGGGCATTAGCAGCACCTTCATGGTGCCCAAATTACGCCGCTTTACGACCCCCTTCACGTTCCTTACCATAGGCGACCGCGGCTACCGCAAGGGCTGGTGGCACGCACTCCGCGCCTTTACCAATGCGTTCGGGAAAGACATGCGCTACCGCCTCATCATCAAGGCGCGAGGTGGACACACCACGGCGCTGGCGGGCATTAGCAACCCGAACGTTGAAATCATCACCGATGAGTACACCGACGCGCAAATGCTCGAACTGTACCATCGTTCACACGTCATGTTGTTTCCGTCGTGTGCCGAGGGCTTTGGCTTTCCGCCCCGTGAGTTTGCAGCCACCGGCGGAGTCGCGCTGGCGACGGGCTTTGGTGGCACCGCAGACGACATCGAACAGTGGGGCATCCCTATCCCATACACCCTGACTGAAGCATGGGAAAACCACGATGAGTGGAAAGACCATCTCGGTTTATGGGCGGATCCGGATGTGGATGCACTGGCTGACCTCATGCACCATGTTGCAGCCCACTTTGACGACGCTTACGCCGGGTTTGGTTTGCGAGCGGCGGGGTACTGCCTGAGCCACTACACCTGGAAACGCTGCACGCAGATCATCGACCGCGCATGGAAGAAAGTCCTGGACGATGCCAGCAACACCCGACGAGAGACTGCGCTTTCGGCGTAAGCTGGGTGGCGATCAGACCACCATGCCGATTGCCTACATTGATGACATCTTCAATGAGGCAGAGGAACAGTACGCCACATCTACGTACCCGCGTAAGGTTCAGCAGGCCGCCGCTTACTACCTGGGAGCGCTCGACCTCTACACTGCGGCCAGTAAATTGGTGGATTACCGCGCCAATGAAAGCGAAGTCAAACACTCGCAGCGGGTGAAGGCACTGAATGATCTGGTCAGTCGCTTCAAAAAGGAACTGGATGAGGCGATTGACGATGTGGAAAACAACCTGCCTGCTGTGCGCTGGGGGCGGGTGAACGTGCGGGAAGTAGACCGGGATGATCCTCATGCTTGACTTCGACGGCTGGCTGGCACTGAACGAACTGGATAACGCGGGTGAAATTCGCCAACGGGCGAATGATGCCTGGATCCGGATTCAGCAGCGCCCTAGCAGCGTGGTCTTGCTCCGAGGTAATCCAGCAGTGGCACAGACCGCACAGACCATGCGGGTTGAACACGATAGCACCGTCACGGAAACTGAAGGCGGGGGCGGGAAATCGTCCAGCCAGCGCGTGTTCCTGTTTGGGATCAAGGGTCATCGGACATTGCCAAACACCAGCATTTTGACAGGGGATCGGTTTGTGATTGCGGGTACTCAGTACCGGGTGATTACGGTGATCGATCAGATTGGCGAAGTGCAGGCCATAGCCGAGGCGCAAAGCTGATGCAAGTCACGTTCCAGTGGGAAGGCCACCAGGCGCTCATCACCAACCTCGGTTTGTGGGGAGAACAGGTGCAGCGTATACCGCACATGGTCTTGGAATACTACCAGCCGGTGCTGGAAACCTACATGAAAGAGAATGCGCCCTGGACAGACCGCACGGGAAACGCCCGCCAGAGCTTGTACACCGAACTGGAAGACCTGGCAAAGGACATCGCGGTTTTGTATCTGGCGCATGGCATGGAATATGGCCTGTGGCTCGAAGTACGGTGGGCGGGGCGCTGGTCTGTGATATGGCCTACGATAGCCGCGCACCTGGATGAGATTGGCATTCGCATTCAAAGGATGCTCAACTGATGCCACCGCTACGCGCTACGCTCAAGACCACCCTGACCGGCGATGCCACCCTCATGGCGCTGCTGAGCGGTGTCGTGTTGGACGCGGCGGTACTGCCACAAGATGGCGGTGGGGTAGGCAGTGTGCCACGCGAGGCGGATGGGGTTCGTATTCGTCCCTTTGCCATCATTCGCGGCGGTGTGGATAGCAGTTATCAGGGTGAAGATCGGCTGCTGTCGGCAGGGTCAGAGTTTTGGGAAGTGTACCTGTATCAGGATGTGGGCTACGGCACGATTGACTCGGCAATAGGACGCATAAAAACCCTACTGCACGATACGTACATTACTGCCGATGATCGCGCCATAGCCCATGTCCTGTATACCTTCACCTCGGCTGATTTAGCAGCTGAGGAGTTGGGCGGTTGCCCAATGAAAATGTGTCGGTATCAAATCATTCACATCAGGAAGTGAGGAGTTCATCATGCCTAGCTACGGCGATGTCATTTACAACCCCAGCGGCGCGGTTATCGCCCGCTACAATCTGAACAACACCTATGGAACCCCCGGCGTGGTGGACTACATGGGTAAGTTCATGTTCAACTACGAATCGGATACCGACGAACTGAAAGTGTCCGGTGCCATCGTGGAAACCCTGAGCATCCCGACCAAAGCGGTAGGCGAGATGGAACAGCTCTCGCTCGACTTTGTGACCTGGGGATTGCTCACGGGCTACGCGGCGGATGAGTACGGTTCCAATCCGAACCGCTACTACCAGACCGATGTGCGCTTTGGTGGTGAAGGTGTCCCGTATTGCGGGATTATCATCGCCTACACCGCGACCAATGGCGCAAACGCGCTGGTGGGCTTCCCGAAGTTCAAGATTGACACCCCCATGGGCTTCGATGTCGATCAGAACAAATTTCGCAAGGCGAGTGTTTCACTGACCGCCGTGGGTGTGGGGCCGCGCTATCGCGGTGTGCGTATTCGCAAGCACGAAACCGCCGCTGCACTGCCGACCACTCCCACCGCCTTCCTCCAGTTCTTCACCGTCCCCGGTGACATGTTCGCAGGGTAGGTTGAATGACTGACATCACCGCACTCGGACTGACCCCGGCCAATGAGTGGCGCAAGGCGCGGGAAACCGCGCTCAAGTTGCCATCGGGTAAGACTATCCTGGCAAAGCGTCCGGACCCGATTGACCTTGTCCTACAGGATGGGGTCATCCCTGACTCGCTGGCGCAGCTTATCGTTGAACAGATTGGCGGCTCGACCAACAGCCAGTGGAAGCCGTCGCGTGAAGAGGTGGGCAAGATTGGCCACATGATGAACACCGTGGCAAAAGCCGTGTTCGTCTACCCTGAGATTGTGGAAAGCGATCCGGGGGAAGGGCAGATCACCATTGACGACGTATCCGCTGATGACAAGATGTTTTTGCTCAACTGGGCGCTGGGGATGGGTGGGGCTACGGCTTCCGCTGCCCGATTTCCTAAAAAACCGCCGCGCTAGTTACAGCATCTACGCCATGAGCAAACAATTCGCCAGCAGACCGAGTGCGCTGCTGGCGGTACAAGATACGTTGCTCGCATGGTTGGTCGATCAGGCGGTATTCCGCTTTGGGAGTTACATTGATGCCAAACTCTCGGAGCGTACCGAGAAGGGTAAGCCGAAGTGGAGTATCGACATGCTACTGGCCTCGCCTGAGCAACCGTACAAGGGCGGTTTGCTTTCCATGATGCTGGAACAACCGGGGAACGTGGTAGACGTGTGAACCAGCCGCTTGAGTAGGCGGCTGGTTTGCTTTGGGGTATCTTTGAGGAAACTACAGGAGAACCCCGATGGCTCGCGTGAAACCACCCCGTGTAAAGATGGTTCGTATCAATCATGGTCTGTTCGGCTACCCGGATACCCGACGCTTGGAGAACACCATGCGTAAGTGGATAGGCAAAGGCTACAGCCTCAAGGCGCAGCAGGACGAACCGAGGCGAGGATGCCTGTCATGGGGGTACACGCTGCTTACCTTTGTGGAAGATCAAACCAAGACCTAACCAAAGGCTTGCGTAAAGCATAAGTTTTCATTGGCTTAAAATAGAATATTTGTGCTAAGATAAGGATGTAAGTAACCGCGAGGCGGTGTACCAGGCGAATTTTCGCTTGCGTATACCGCCTTTTTGCTTTGAAAAAGCAGGCGATGGCACCAGGACGAGATCCAGTAACCGGGCGATTTACCAGCGGTGGCTCTAGTGGAGGGTCAGCCGGTGTTGGTGCTAACCTCGGTGTAGCTCGAGGAGCCATCGTCATTGATGCTTCCGGTGTTTCTGCTGCGATCACCGGAGCCTCCCAAAGCCTTACAGGTTTCTTCTCTGGCGTCGGCTCCCGGATGCAATCCTTCGGTCAGCAGATGGCAGGTGCTGGCCTTAGCCTGGTGGGCATGACCGCGCCGCTTGTCGCTGTCGGCAGGGTAGGCATTGAAACTGCCGCTGACTTCGATGTACTGCTCAAGCAGATCGAACTGTTTGGCGGGGTAGCGCCGGAGCAAATGGAAACTGTCCGCCAATTTGCAATGCAAATGGGCCAGGACACCAAGTTCTCCAACAATGAAGCGGCTGCTGCCATGCTGGACTTGCTCAAGTCTGGTATGTCGCTCGAAGAGGCAATGGCGGCGCTTCGACCCGTACTCGACTCTGCGACGGTTGGCAACCTCGGTCTCGCTGAAGCGGCGGGCTATGTCTCATCTGGCTTGGCACAGTTCAACCTGGATGCAACCGAAGCGGCGCGGGTGTCCAATGCAATGGCGGCTGCTGCCAATGTCAGCCGTGCAGAGATCCGCGACATCGGGCAAGCCATGTCCAACGTCGGTCCGGTGGCTGCTCAGTATGGCCTTCAGGTGGAGGATGTAGCCGGGATAC